ATGCGGACCTTCTCTTTGTAGCCAACAGCGAAAATATCGGAGGAATTGCGGACGGCAGGGTTGGTAACAGGGGTTCGGGTAGTTCGGGCGTTGGGGACAAAAAGGCAAAGGAGGGGGGAAGGCGACGTGTACGTTCCCACAGTAACGGCACTAGTCTCATCGACAACAATAGGCATCATGTTGTCAACCTTCTTCCTCGACGTAATATTCAGAACACGGCGGGAACTCATAGTCCTGCGCCTTCCGAATCTTCTCCTACGAGAGACACGTGTAGATCGACGACGAGATCTTGTAGTTCGGCCACCGCGGCGGAAAGCTTTGCGAGCTCTTCCGACAGATCTGCGGGCAAGTGACATTCCGGGCAAACTCCTTGAGTTGAAGGGGGGGAAGGACGTGTAGGTGGATGACATAAGACACAACACTCGTGCCTAACGTGATTCAGATAATCAGCGCACGTGCGATTGCAAGCAACTGTGTGTGTGGAATGGTCCATGATAAATCGCTCATAACAAAAAATCGAGGGGGTTGGGGAGACCGGAGGGGTATTTATAGGTGAGAAGGACCCGGGTCTGGGTCCGTCTGGGCATATAACATTAACTGCCCAGACTTGGACCCAGGATGTGCAACAACGAAAAATGTCCACTTTTCGATTCCAAGCACGGTACGCCTTGCTCACCTATCCACAATGTGGATCTCTCGATCCTTTTGCAGTGGTCAACCATCTTGCGGGACTTGGAGCTGAATGCATCATCGGCCGAGAGAATCACGCAGATGGGGGTATTCATTTGCACGCTTTTGTCGACTTCGGAGTCAAATATCGGACCAGGAACGCGCGTGCATTCGATGTTGAAGGATGCCACCCAAATGTATCGCCGTCACGTGGAACACCAGAAGACGGGTATGATTATGCAATCAAAGATGGAGATGTTGTGGCTGGGGGACTCGAAAGACCTACAGGAAGCAGAGTGGATGCAACTGGCGGGGTGTGGCCTGAAATCATCAATGCAAAGGATGAGTCAGAATTTTGGTCGCTATGCGAATCACTGGCTCCACGATCATTGGTCACTTCATTCACACAGTTGCGAGCATATGCTGCCTGGAAGTACCCCCCAGTGCGAGTGCAATACGAAACGCCGGAGGGAGTTAACATCGACACGTCTTGGGTGGCTGAACTCGATGGCTGGGTACGAGAAAATCTTGGCCGAGGTTCAAACGGAGGTATGTGATCTTACACCTGCGCGACCTCCCTCCGGGGGGGGATCCCCACAGGTGGGGAACCCCTACCCCCCCTCCGGTCGCGCTTCGGTGCGCTAGTCCATAGTCTGAAACTGACTTCGATATACAGAACGAAGAAAATCACTCGTGGTATACGGGCCTTCCCGAATGGGAAAAACCATATGGGCGCGCTCCTTGGGAAGACATGCTTACTTCGGAGGCCTCTTTAGTCTGGACGAAGACATTGATGGGGTTGAATACGCCGTCTTTGACGACTTCGGAGGAATTAAGTTCCTCCCAAGCTACAAATTCTGGCTAGGTCACCAGAAACAATTCTACGTCACGGACAAATACAAAGGCAAGAAGTTGGTACACTGGGCTCGTCCCTCAATTTGGCTATCTAACTCCGACCCACGTGACGAACTCGGAGTTGACACAGAATGGCTAAACGCCAACTGCGATTTCGTGTACCTAGATAGCCCCATAGTTTCTTAATTTACCGCTCATGCCAGTAAAAACTGCCCTCAGGGCTGAACCTGTAGGCCGTTTCCGGGGCATCCGGTGTTAAATTCGTAATCGCCATGATATCCATGACGTACATATCCCCAACCCCCCGTAATCCAGCAGTAGAGAAGGGCCGATCACCAACAACGTCGCTTTCCAAATCATCCTCATAGGATATAGTGCGACGAATGGGGTGCCAAAAGCGGTAAAGGCGGGAAGCCCCTGTATCATTTCCGGGCCGAATGACCCGCATTTTGTCGTATTTCACGGTCACACGACGTGTATCCACTGGGGCAGTGAATTGATCCGCCCAATCAACATCTTCCTGACCGCGGAAGACATATTTTTGGAGCTCCTCCTGTGCGTTGGTCACACCCAAAAGGGGACCAATCACACGACGACAACCACCCTCGGTGGTCTGATCAAACAGCTGGTTAGGAATGTTACCAGCGCCGCTGGAATCCATGAAACGGCGAAGATCATCGCCCTTAAGCATGAAAACAATCCTGCGCCACATAAAAGTGCCCCCACCAAGAATGTCGATGCGGACCTTCTCTTTGTAGCCAACAGCGAAAATATCGGAGGAATTGCGGACGGCAGGGTTGGTAACAGGGGTTCGGGTAGTTCGGGCGTTGGGGACAAAAAGGCAAAGGAGGGGGGAAGGCGACG